CAGACCGGATGGGTTTGAAGCTATCGATTGTGCGGAATAATTTATCTCAGCTGCACAACAAAGGTTTGATCCGAGATACTAATATAGACGCAGGCGCAGAGGGCGTGTGGGAGGTAGTCAAGGATGTTTAAACTTTTCTACACGTTACTGATTATTGAGTACGTGGTTGAAGACCAAGACGTAGCTACGTCTGTTATCTTCCCGAGTGAAGAGGCTTGTTACGATGCCATGGGTGATGGTGTTCTTGATAACCTGTACGATATCCTTGCCGATACCTACGGCAAGGAGATCATGATGTACTGTAAGAAGACACCATTCCCATCAAGCGAACCTACCAAACCGAAGTTGCGTCCAGATGGGTGACAAAGATCTAAGTCCTGCGCTCAAGTTTGAATATCGTTTTCTAAAACAACAAGTTGATAGATTGCAAGATGAATTAGGTCGCAGAGATAGACCCAAGAACACAGAACAGAACTTATTTCATGCGCGAGAAGAGTTGAAAATGTTTGTCTCTAAACTTAGAAAAGAAGGAATAAACATATGAACTATGTAAAAGGCAAGGTGTACGACACTGAGGAGGATCGCATTCGGTATGAAGATGCGTATCGAAAAGCGTGGATAGCACAATGTAAGGTGGACGCAGCGGTCAATCCAAGAGTGATGTTGAAGCTACCAGAAGATCGGAAGAAACAAATCCAACCAGAGAGTCGTCCGCTCAATGCATTAGGGCGCACGGTTAATAATCTTTTGAAGCATAAGATGGGTGTGCCAGAGATATCGGACTCACTTGAGATTGCTGAATCGGAAATAAAAATCATGATAAGAAAGTACGGGCTACCGAGGGATGAAAAACCTAGACTTAATAAGTGACTTAATCAAAGGACTACAAAAACAGATCGACGATATTGAATGGGAAGACCACACAGATCCCAGGATCGAGGGTCTAGTTCAACAACTCAATCATTACAAAGACAAACAAGAGAAAGGAGAAATCTATGAGCCACGTTTTTAATATCGACAACACGCGCAGACAGCAGATCATGGTGGAATATCTTACCGAGACGGGCAGTGGGTTCGCAGTCACGCCGGATGGAGAGCAGGTGTTCATGAATAAAAGGTTGGTTGACGCAATGGATGTGCAACCTGGGGACATTTATGATGCGTTCTTGCTACCGAATTACCCAGACAAACGGGACGCAATCCCGTGGAGAGCCATGCGTGTAGAACCAGTGGAAGTTGATCTGAACCTGACGCACGTTAAGTCGGATGCGCTGACCAATCGGATTGTAAAATGGATGCAGGGTTCCGATCCTGACATAGCATTCACTGCCTCCGAGGTAGCACAAGAGTTGGAAGAAGAGTATGACGACGTTTTGGCAACGCTTGAGTCCAACAAACAATTATTTTTTAAAACGGATGCATACATATTGCTTTCCGCCGACAACTAATATATAACGAGACTACAAGTAAAAGGAGACTATCATGGCGAAGAAAAAAGAAGAGCCAAAGTTCCGCAACGTGGCCTTGTTACCAGAGGATCATGATCGTTTGCGGGAGTTAGCTGATGCGGATCAGCGGACAATGACACGACAGTTGTCGGTCATCATTAGAAAAGAGTATGCAAATCAAAAGGAACCTGTTACAATTTAGGTACAACCACTGCTCGATGGAGACCATGCCTGTGGTCTTCGCCTCAAACTAGGGGACGTTGCTCCATACGTCCCCTTACTTTTTCTTAGGCCATTCCCCTTTTTTATAACCACGCACTTCGGCTATGCCTGCGGAGCCTCTGGGTTTGAGGTTGGAACAAAATGCTTTGGCTACATCGTAGCTCAGTCCTGTCATTTCAGATAATTCTTTAGCTGCTGTCTCTCGGGAAGCGTATCCAGTTGCACGTTCTTCCATAAGTTTAGTTATCTTTTTGGGGTCAACGTCAGCCATTCTCTTGCTTCTTCTCCTAATACTCTGGCTCCGATGTCGATCTTGTTGCGAAGAGCTTCAACAATCTTCTCGTCAATCGTACCTTCGGATATCAGATCTATGTATGTCACGTTATTCTTTTGACCAATGCGGTGTGCCCGATCTTCAGACTGGATTCGTGTCTCCAAGTTAAAGTCATTGGCATAATATACCACGAGGTTTGCCTCAGTCAAAGTCAATCCGTATCCGGCGGTGGCAGGATTGCCTACAAAGAACCGTAGTTTGGATCTGTTCTGAAAGTCTTGGACAATCTGATTGCGTTCATCGTCTGTCGTGTCACCGTAGTATGCCGCAGCTGAACCTTCTCCGTACTCTTTGTTCAACATCTCTGTGATCTTGATGATGTCGTAACGGAATCGTGACCAGATGATTGCTTTGCCGTCGTGCTCGTCCATGATTTCTTTGAGTGCATCCATCCGGCGTGACGGAAAGTATTTCATTTCACCGTCGTCCGTCTTGATATGTCCAGACATGACCTGTTGAATGCGTAACATCTGGGTAATCACGGCAGGTGCAGACACAAGTTCGCCGTCTTCAAACATCAGCATGGCTACTTGCTGTAGCTGAGTGTACATCTTGATCTGTTCATCCGTCAGCGTGACATACCTAGCGGTGTAGACTTTCTCGGGTAGATCCAAACAGTCCTTCTTTAATACACGGAAGGAAAACTGGTCGATCTTTTCTGTTAGTTCATCGAGGTTTTTGTAGCCGACGACCTGCTGAAACGAATGTGCACCCATGGTGCGGCGTTGCACAACGGCGTATCTGCCTTGGAATGTATAGAAAGATTCGTGGCCCAAGAGTCCCGGTCTGAGGAACTCGGTCTGCGAATAAATATCCAGAGGACTTTTTGTAATTGGAGACCCTGTCAAGAGTCTTCTGTACTTGAACCCCGCTGCGATCTTCATTAAAGATTTACTGCGCTTGGCCTTATGGTTTTTAATGGTGGTGCTTTCATCGATTGCTATCAGGCCGTTGGCCCCAAGCGCACGAGCCATCCACTCCCCTGCTGTCTGACCTTTCTTTGTAGAGAAAGCCTCGATGTTCATGACGAAGATTGTCAGCCCATCAAACTTATCCTTGACGGATCGCATTTCTTCCTGTTGTTTTTTATTAGGAGAGGAGACCCACCGAATCATACGATACGGTACATCATCAGACATATGCTCTGGGATTTCTTTGGTAACCCAGTTTCGATAGACACCCTTCGGTGCGAGAACCAAGGCGAAGTTTATCTGTCCATTGAGGAACAACAAACCCAGGTTGTCGATCAGAACTTTGGACTTACCAGTTCCCATCTCCATGAATAGACCGAACTCTTGTCGGTGCCAACCTTTCTCCAATGCTTGGCGCTGATGGTCGAACGGTTTTATTTTAAAATTGTACTTGACAGTCATCACATACCTCCACTATAGTCCACCTTACGGATGGCGAAATGGTTTGTCAACCCAGTCCTGAAGAGGAGAAAAACTTATGGATGATATTTTTGAAGACTACTTCGACGACGGAAAGGCTCTTTCCAAAGTCGATACTGGAACAGGGAAACAATTAAGTGATCTTGTCCGCAAGCTGCGTAAAGTTGAAGATCAAATAGCTGACGCAGAACAATACTTGAAAGCTGTCAAGAACGAGAAGCACAAGCTTTCAACTGAAAACATTCCGGCACTTATGGATGAAATGGGTATGGATCGAGTAGACGTGGACGGGTTGACTGTCACACGTAAAATGATCGTACATGCATCGATTCCATCAGAGCGCAAGGAAGAAGCCTTTGCTTGGCTACGTGAGAACGGGTTGGATGACATCATCAAGAATGATGTGACGTGTTCTTTCGGGAAGGGCGAAGACAATGTAGCAGGGGATGTCGTTGGTCTCTTGCAGGAGCGCGGCTTTGATCCAAAGACCAAGACGCACGTTCACCCATCCACGTTGAAAGCGTTTGTTAGAGAACGTGTAACGGATGGTAAACCAATCGACCTGGATATGTTCGGGGCATACATCAACAACGCAGCAGAAATACGGAGGAAAGCGTAATGGCGAATGCAGTAGCGAAAACAAAAGGTGTGGAAGTCAGCACCGATGTATTAGACGATATCTTTGAAACCGCAGGTGACGGCTCATCTTATGATAGTTCAGAATTGCAGATTCCTTTTATAAGGATTGCACAAGCCATGTCACCACAACTTAATAAAAAGAAGCCTGAGTATATTGAGGGATGTTCTCAAGGAGACATCTATAATACGGTGACTGGTCAGTATTGGGACGGTGAAGAAGGTATTGTTATTATCCCTTGTTTTCAAACCACAAAGTATTTGGAGTTTATTCCACGCGATCAAGGCGGCGGATTCAAAGGAGAGATCCCTGTAAACAATCCAATTATTACAAAAGCTAAGAGAGAAGGGTCGAAGGAGATACTTCCAAACGGCAACGAATTGGTTAAGTCAGACCAACATTACTGCTTGGTGGTTGAGGAAGATGGTTCGTTTCAACCTGCGGTGGTTGACATGAAGTCTAGCCAATTGAAGATAAGCCGTCGTTGGAAAACTCAAATCACAATACAAAAGGTCAAGCACCCTAAAACAGGGGAGTTAGTTAGACCTGCGGTGTACGCTACGATGTGGCGATTAACGACCACAGAAGAGTCCAATGAGCAAGGTACGTGGAACAATTACACCATTTTAAAAGAAGCTCTTGTATCCAACCGTGATCTATTGATGGAAGCGAAAGCTTTCAAAGAGTCGATCATGGCGGGTGAAGTTAAGGCTGCTGCTGATCCAGATCATACCTCCACGGGTAGTTCGGATGTGGATGAGGATGTGGATGAGGATAACGAAATCCCATTTTAAGTAGCCTTTCGAGGGTGGCATCAGACTTGGCGAAAACCTTGCACGTTGACCACCCTCACTTTACTTCAACAGGAGCCAAGCATGTCATTAGCACAGAGAATGCTTGCGGCCTTTGAGGGATCAAAGGTTGCATACGGCACGACTACAGTAGGAAAGATTGGTCGCAGTGGTAAAGCTGAAGCGGACAGTCGCATTGTACGTGAGCCGTTGACAGAAAAAATCATGCAGGGACACATAGAGGGCAAGCAGGGTATCGGGGCTATCCCGATCAACGAGGAAAACAAATGCAAGTGGGGAGCGTTGGACATAGATATCTATGACCTTGATCACAACGAACTCCAAAAAAGAATAAACAAGCAGAAGCTACCTTTGCTACATTGCCGCTCCAAATCTGGTGGAGCACATCTCTATTTGTTCTTGGAAAGATTCGAACCTGCAAACGTGGTTCGAGAATACTTACAGGAGATGGCAGTATCTCTTGGGCATAGCGGTTGTGAGATCTTCCCGAAGCAAGACAAGATCCTTGCTGACCGGGGTGATGTGGGCAACTTTATAAACCTACCGTACTTTGATGCAGAGTTACCGCAACGGTACTCCTTTAATGACAAGGTGGAAGCGGTGGAACTGGATGAGTTCCTTGACCAGATCGACAAGAAAAGAGTTAAACTCTCAAGTCTAGAGAAGCTGCGGACCAAGAAGCAACGCAAACAGTTTGCGGATGGGCCAGTATGCATGGAGCATTTGTTTCGTGACGGACCCAACTCGGAAGACCGCAACAAGAAACTGTTCATGGCAGGGGTATACAGTCGGCTGAAACATACGGATGACTGGAAGCAACAGATGGAAACGATGAACCATCAACTGTTTACTACGCCCCTCGATGCCAAGGAAATGTTGGCTCTTCAGAAAAGTCTGGAGCGGAAAGAATACTTCTATACCTGCGAACAGGAACCGTTCAAGAGTTACTGCGATAAAGAACTGTGCATCTCTAGGCGATACGGAATCGGAGACGATACAGAACAAGCAGTGAATATCGGAAACCTTCTGATCCAGTTATCGGAACCACGCCTGTACTTCCTGACAGTGCAAGGTGAGAGGATCCAGATTAACTCTGAGCAACTACAGAACCAGACGCTCTTTCAACGCGCATGTATAGAACAGATACAGGTCGCTCCTCCGATCATGAAACCAAAGGCATGGCAGGCGTTACTGCGGAAGCTGCTGACAGAATCCACCAAGCAAGAAGTGCCAGAGGAACTGACCCTGACTGGGGAGTTCAAGGAATTGTTACGCATATACTGCACCAGTAAGATCAGAGCCATGCACCCAGAGGAGATGATCGCGGGTAAACCGTGGACGGACAACGAGGGGTATACCTCTTTCACGATAGCAGGTTTGATGGAGTTCTTGCACAACCGTCGCTTCAAAGGTTTTACCAGAGCACAGGTGCAGGAGATTTTAAAACAAATGAATAGTGATCAAGAGTGCCATGGGCACAGAGCAATAAATAAAGAAGACGGATCAAGGACCACGATTCGAGTTTGGTGGGTTCCTGCTTTTGAAAATTTGGAAGTGGATCTGCCAATACAGGAGATAGATAATGACATACCGTTCTAGTTTTATGAAAGCCAAAGACGTGGCGGAGTGGCTCGGCGTCTCCGAGTCTGCGATATACAAGTGGGTAAACGAGGGCGACTTTCCCAAGCCATACAAGTTAGGCAATGCGGACGCACTACGTGCAGCGAGTCGGTGGGATCGGGAAGAAATCGAACAGTGGTTGGAGAAGCGTCGTGATACCTAATGCAACCCTCATACTAGGGCCACCTGGGTGCGGTAAGACTTATACTTTGATCGAAAGAGTACAAGCCAAGCTACAAGAGGGTGTACATCCGTCTCGTATTGGTGTTGTGTCTTTTACAACTAAAGCAATCAACGAGTTTATTGATCGAGCCTGTTCTAAGTTCAATCTAACTCGGAATGATTTCCCACACTTTAGAACCTTACACGCGACGGGATATCACGGGTTAGGTCTACAGAGGGGGGATGTCATGGGCCGCGAGGATTATGCTCGTCTCGGTTCCATGTTGGGGGTGGCGTTTGATGGAGCGGATGCCACCTCCATTGACGACGGAGTTGCGATACCTTCGATAGGAGGATCGGGAGCCAAGTACCTACAACTAATCATGCGGTCTGTCTATCGGGAGTCCACCTTGGAGTTTGAATACAACTACGAGGAAGATCACAACCTAGACTTCAACAAGCTAGTCCAGATCGACAAGCAGATCAAAGAGTACAAGTCCAAGACAAACCGTCTGGATTTTGCCGACATGATCTTGAAGTACATTGAGATTGTGGAACCACCGAATCTGGATCTGTTGATTGTGGACGAGGCACAAGACCTGACACCGTTGCAGTGGACGATGGTGGAGAAGATGGCAGAGTATGCCGACGAAGTGTTGATTGCAGGGGATGACGATCAGGCAATCCACCGTTGGACTTCTGTGGACGTTCAGAGGTTCATTAAGTCTTCAGATAACATAGAGGTGCTGAACAGATCGTTTCGCTTACCACGGAGCATCTGGGAGCTTTCTATGCGTATCTCTAGGAAGATACCAGGTAGACTAGAGAAAGAGTTCTTTCCAAAGCAAGCGGAAGGTAGGGTCACGACAGTGGGTAGCCTGTGGCAGTTGCCATTGGACAGTGGGTCATGGACTATCATGGCTCGAACCAATAGCTTTGTGAACGATATAGCAGAGCACCTTGAGGAATCAGGATACTTCTACAGTCGGAAAGGGAAGTGGTCGATCTCGGAAAAGAAACTCAACGCCATGTCTGTGTGGAAAGATATCACCACGGGTAAGGGTGTGTATGTCGGACGAGTCAAACAGATGTACGAAGTCGTGCCGAAGACGGGTAAGGGGGCGGTTGTCAAGCGTGGTTCTATGAAACTACTTGAAGCAGCAGGTAGCGAAGAACTACTTACATATGATACACTGGTCAAAGAGTTCGGACTACTGGCCCTTATTACTACGTCCGAGTTGGATATCGTTAAGCTATCTGAGCAGGAAAAGATTTACATTCGCTCCATACAAAGGCGCGGAGAAAGTATTTATCAGCAACCAAGGATCAAACTATCTACGATCCATGCCATGAAAGGAGGAGAAGATACAAACGTAGCGGTGTACTTGGGTTCCACAAGAAACTGTGTGGAGAGCAAACACCCTGAAGACGAACATCGGATATTCTATGTGGCAATAACAAGAGCAAAAGAAAATCTATATCTCATAGAGTCCGACAAATCATACAGGTATGACATATGAAAAGAGATGAATATTTAGATACAGCCAAGAAGCTAATCAATGGTAGCAGAGCCAAGGACTATGGTGATGCGAAAGATAACTTCGATAGGATAGCCACTGGTTGGAATGTGATTGTTCAAGATGCATTGAGCACACACGGAAGAATAACAGCCAAGCATGTTGCGTTGATGATGGACTGGGTAAAGACTTGCCGTCTGTTGGAGACTATCGACCACAAGGATTCGTGGATCGACAAGTGTGGTTACAGCGCATTGGGGGCTGAGTTCGAAGATGAAAAATAAAGGGCTTGATAAAGACAGTGTCATTGCTGCTCAGATGAACCAAGGAAAAGAACTTGCTTGGAACATCCCATCAGAGTTTCCAGACCTGACGGGCTACAAGCAGATCGCCATTGACCTTGAGACATGTGACCCGAACCTGACTACGCTTGGCCCTGGATGGGTGCGTAAGGATGGGTACATCGTAGGCATAGCCGTAGCTGCCGGAGACTGGGAAGGATACTATCCCATCCGTCATGAGAACGGTCACAACATGGATGCGAGGATTGCGCTCAAGTGGCTCAAGAAACAGATGGCAACACCACACATAGACAAGATCATGCACAACGCCACCTATGATCTGGGTTGGCTACGTGCCGAGGGTGTAAAGGTAGAGGGTCGTGTCATCGATACGATGATTACGGGTGCCGTAGTGGACGAGAACCGTTGGTCATACAGCCTAAACAACCTTGGTCGTGATTACCTCGATGAACGCAAGGATGAGAAACTCCTACGTGTAGCCGCAGCGGAGTGGGGCTTTGATCCCAAAGCTGAGATGTACAGGTTGCCTCCTCAGTTTGTCGGACGGTACGCCGAACAGGATGCAGGTATGACCCTGCGTTTGTGGGAGCGACTGAAGATAGAGTTAGAGAAGCAAGACCTGTGGAACATCTGGAACTTGGAGACTAGCTTGATACCTATGATGTGTGACATGCGTCAGCTAGGTGTGCGTGTGGATCTGGACAAGGCGGAGCAAGCCAAGAAGTTTTTTAAAAACAAAAGCCAAGAACTGAAGGACGAGATCTACCGCCAGACTAAGGTTAAAGTTGAACCATGGGCTGCGTCTTCTGTGGCTATGGTGTTTGATGAACTGGGTGTGTCGTATCCTACAAGTGAGGATCAGCAAGAAGATATGTTCCGCAAGAGCGGCGGTGTGCCGTCGTTTACCAAGCAATGGTTGTTGGCACATGACCACCCTGTAGCACAGATGATTGTAAAGCTGCGCGAGTTCGACAAAGCAGACAGTAGCTTTATCGACTCCATCCTAAAGCACGAGCACAATGGTCGGATTCATTGCGAGTTCCATCAGCTACGTTCTGATGACGGAGGCACTGTGACAGGTAGGTTTTCTAGTTCAAACCCAAACCTTCAGCAGATTCCGGCACGAGATCCCGAGATCAAGAAACTGATCCGTGGTTTGTTTATACCAGAGCAAGGGTGCAAGTGGGGGTCGTTTGACTACTCAAGCCAAGAGCCAAGGTTACTGGTGCACTTTGCAGCAAGCTTGAAGGGTGACTACAAGCACCAGATTGTCGATAAGATTGTGGAGGAGTACCACACAGGTGATGTCGATCTACACCAGATGGTGGCTGACCTCGCAGGAATAAGCCGTAAGGAAGCCAAAGTGGTAAACCTGGGCATCATGTACGGAATGGGCAAAGGTAAACTAGCAGCGCAACTGGACATCCCTACGGACGAAGCAGGGGAACTGTTGGAGACACACCGAGAGAAAGTTCCTTTTGTTAAGAACCTTGCAGAACTAGCGTCAATGCAAGCAGAGAAAACAGGGCAGATCAGAACCCTGTTGGGTAGACGGTGTCGCTTCCATTTGTGGGAGCCTCGATCCTTTGGATACAAGAAACCGCTACCGTATGAGGAGGCCATGAAAACATATGGTCAACCTTTAAGAAGAGCCTTTACTTACAAGGCGTTAAACAAATTGATCCAAGGTTCAGCTGCGGATCAAACTAAAAAAGCTATGGCAGATTGCTACAAAGAAGGACTTTTGCCTATGCTAACAGTGCACGATGAGTTATGCTTCTCAGTAGAGGGCGACGACCAAGCGCACAACATCATAATGGAAAATGGGTTGTCGGATGTCTTGAGAGTCCCCTCTAAAGTAGACGATGAACTCAAAGATAATTGGGGAGAAATCGAATGAAACCAGAAAAAATGAAAACAGTAGGTCTTGTGGACATGCATCCAATGCAGGTCAAACATCTTATGGAACTTGTGGGCATGACATTGAATCTTGCTGCCAATACAGGTGATGACGAAATCATGGACGATGCCGAGCATCTATGTGACGAGATGGTCAAACTATTTGGCGGTGTCGGTGTAACGATGACTGTTGAAGACGATCCAGATATTACTCACAACAACTCAAAATCCATACATTAGAAAGAAAAAAAAATGCCAGAAATAACTTTTAAAACTGAGTTCCCTTATTGGGGGCAAATCCCTAAACCTGTTCCTGCATCTAAAGCACTCCCTGAGTGGTATAAAAATATAGGACCAAATATAGGACCATCGACTGTTTTAGAAGATAACCTTTACGACAAAGGCGCTACAATAAAAACATGCGTTCCTGTGCGGGATTTGTTAATGTCTGGGTACATTATTCCTCTTTGGGAAGAACTTTTTACGGAACAACACTCTCCTGATTCTGAAAGAGTTTTTGCTTTCGCTACATCATCTGACCAAAAAATGCAGGGTCTTTATGGCAGTCAAGTAAGTCGTCATGGTGCCTCGCAGTTTAAAGGAAGTCCTATGGACAAGGCTGTAAGAGGAACACGCGCTCCTAAAATCTCTTGTCCTTGGAACTTTTACACTCCTTCAGGTTATTCAACCTTGTTTATTGCTCCACAATATAGGGAAAATAAAATAGAAATATTACCCGCTATTGTAGACACTGATGTATGGCATAGTGTTCAGTTTCCTTTTTTATATAAAGGGATTAAGAAAAAAGATATTATAAAGGTGGATACACCTGTGATCCAAGTGATCCCATTTAAAAGAGAAAGTTGGACATCGAATTTAGAACTAGAAACAGAACCTAAAGGTAGGCAACTTTATGGTATTTGGACTAAAATCCAACATGGATACAAGAAAAACTTTTCTAAAAAGAAAAGTTTTCGTTAACCTCTTCGATTTGCAATCTGTGCATTAAGCGCAGCGGTTACCGGGTTATCACCTAACAATGCAGGATCCACTGGCCCAGGTGCACGAGCTTGGGTTGGCATGATCATGGGCTGTTGGAGGCTGCTCTGACTGTCTGGTAAATTCATGAAAGGATTTGGTGCGCTAGGTGTCGGTACGCTAGGAGCATCGGGTAAGTTCATGAAAGGGTTTTCGCCAGAAGGAACCGAGGGTCGAGGAGAAACAGACAAGTCTGTGTCAGGCTTGAGCGACATTCCTTTCATTTCTTGTTGTATCTGACGAATCTCATCACGAGGATATAGTTGGTAGACACCTGCATCCCGCATTTCTTGAATGTTTTTCTTTGAGATTCGGAATGGTTGGAACTCACCACGTACAATGTTCTTGTACCCACCGATGTTATTCTTTTTAAGAACACGCATAATGTCACGGTTAGTCATACCAGTGGTCTTTAAATCTTCTATCATCTGATAGTATTCTCTATCTACACGGAGCTTGGCGTTGTTTGCGCGTTGGAATGCACTTTTCAATGAGCCTGCCGTAGCATTGCCATCATCAGTTACTTGATTAAATATTCGTCTAGCGTTGGTCTGCGCCTGATTCATTCGGTATGCGCCGAACTCAAGACCCCGTGCAGGATCAAACTCTTGCGGAGTGACACCAGTAAAAGCACGGATAGTTTCAGTTACTAAATCACGTTCTCTTAGCAGTTTGTCTTTAGGGTTCACAAGACCAGGAGCTATGTTTCCTACTGTTCCACGGATAAATCTTCCGGGTTCTCCGTTCAAATCTATAGGAGACACACTAGGCACCATGGTGTTCAGAACGTGTGTAATCATCTTCCACCCCTTTAGACCATCGCTGTCTTCTGGGTTAAATATTTCTGCTCCTGTAGAAGTGCGTCCACCTCGAAAGAAAACATCTGTAACAGCTTCCGTCAACATCGCTTCTGATAGAAAAGGCTCAAAGATTTCTCTGACTGCTCCGGCAACTGAGTTAGTAAACGTGCCTCCTGGGCCTTTACCTTCTTTAACTGCATCTTCAAACTCGTTCATTGCACGAACAGCAAAACGATACAGGCCATCATATGGGTTGGAGGTACTGAAGTTCATGTATTGTATCTTGCCGTCTTCTTTGCCTAATGGAATGAGGACAGAACCTTTTTCCCATGGTGCAGAAAATGATCGTTGATATGCTTCCATCTCCTCTTGCGTAACTCCAGAAATTGCGTAGCCCATTTCAAGAGCACCGACAGGAGCAGCAACTGTGGTTCCCAAGAAACCTATCATACGATTACGACCACGAGTCCGAACAGCAGGAATACTTGAAGACATGTCATCTAAGCTCTGCCTTACGATATTAATTCCTGTTCTGTAAATCTCAGCGGGGAAGGTAATAAAATTACCCAAAGGTAAACGGCGACCAAGTCGAACAAGATCCGTAGCACCCTTGTTATAGTTTGGTACAGTATCTCTCACAATTTGTGCGGCACGATGCTTGACCATCTCATCAATGTCAGCCTTTGTAAAAGAACCTTTACTGATAGCAGATCTAGTTTCTTCTGAGATGTCGGTGCCATTCTTTGTAAGATAGGCAATAGCTTCTTCAGCTTGCTGTGGATTACTAAAGTCTATTCCGTCTAAGGACTTACGAATGTGGCCTTGCTCTGCGGTGTAGTTAAAGTGCTTCCAGAAATCGTCTGAACTTTGGTAGATATTTTCCAGAGGTTTAAAAAATCCCCCCGCACTTTTCGCAAACTTCTCACGAGCAGGACTACCTGCAATCAAAGCCTCTATTCCGCTCTCAGGTCCACGAGCAGTAAGCCCTACACCTTTACGCAAGGAGTCTTGAATCTCTCTTAACTCTGCATTTGTTCCTAGCATCCCTCGTCGTTGTGCGTCCATCAACTCAGCAATAACTTCATCATCACCTTTTGTAAGAAGGTTTCCGTAAATAAGTTTTGCCGCATCTTTGATGCTACCATGACGACCTACAAATGGAACGTTTCCGTTAGCTAAAGCAAAGGCAGCAGCGGTAGTAAAGTTACGAACCTGTGTGATAGGTGAAAGGATTGTTTTACTATATTGAGACACACCCTTTGCACGTAGTAACCAGTTCCATGTGCTTCTTAGTAATTGAGTTCCACCATCTTCTTCGCCTACGATATAGTTCGTTAGGTTGTTGTACATGGGTCGAGGCACATAGTGATCGTTTAGGCTACCCCACCCAGATGTACCAAGCAGGATCTCTTCTTCGTTTGGAATACTTGAACCAGACTTTTTAGTCACAGGTGTACTTAACGCACCAAAATCAGACGAGTCTCCACCAAGACGCACATACCCGCTGTCAACTAAACCCTGTCGTTGTGCCGGACTTAGACCTTCGCCTTTGATTATAAGGTCTTTGAGTAACCCTGTCTTTTGATCTGCTAGTCTAGCCATCTGACCAAAGAAATCATCTACTGCAACAAACTGGGACATATCAGAAATGGTCCGAAGGGCCGAGTCTCTAAAATCGTGGTAAACTTTGAAGCCCTTATCGGTCTTAACAACCTTGGTTCCTGTCTCCCCCATCAAAGCTCTTAGAGTTTCAGGAATCTTTTCCCTAGATACAAGCATACCTGTATCCAGTCTGTCCCTAGCAATGCGACCACCTTTGTACGACTGACGCATCTTGAGTTGTTTGTCTGCGAGAAAACCTTCACGAGCTTTCTTTGCAACGTCAGGAGTAATCTTATCTGGTACAGTTACCACTGGACCTTCAGGGCCATCTGTCTTCTTCAACCCGTTCTTTGTCAGGAACTCTTTAGGCAACAACCTTTCGTTAACGTCTTTACGTGCTATTTCAGTTAGCGTTTTTTCTGTAAACTTTTTATTTGCTGTGAAAAACGAATCCGCAGCTTCAATAGATTCTTGTGTTGGCACATACTTTTCATCTTCAAATATACGGAAGGTTCGACGCAAATGGGCAGCATCATTATCTTTAACGATGTCTATTAATTTTCGACCATCTTTTGTCTCTATGTTATTGTTCTTCAAAAACTTAGAGTCACCAACTTGTTCGCTCAATCCGCGTAGTTTTTGTTTATATTTTCTAAGACTAGGACGTAGCGTACCAGGCATTCGTTTTAAAATACCATCAGCAATCTTTTCGTCAGCCTCTTCTAGAAAAGCCTTACCGCGATTTAAAATTTCAAGCCTTTCAATGTTACCCTCTAACTCGCTTGGAGGAACTTCTTTAAACAACTTGTTAAGTGCTGTATCATAGTCTTTACGCATAAACTCTTCTGCTTTATTTGCAGCATTTGTTTTGGACTCTATAGCAAATCTGGCTTCTGAAGCAGACTCTGGCAGATAACCCTTGGGTGTAGCCATAGCAATGGCGTCTGCTTTGAATCGCTGCAAAGGAGTTAAGTCATCAGGAGTCATCATGCGTTGGTACAATAGCTTGTCTGCGTTTTCCGCTGCTCGATCTATTCGAGCTTTTAATGCAGAGGCTGTCGCTTGTCCTCTAGGGCTTTTAACTGCTTGACCAATGGTCTTTCCCGCCGCCATCAACGCGCCTTGTGCTACGCTACCAAGAAGAGCAGCCTCACCCAAAACTTTAGCCTTGTTCTTTAGTCTAGCAAGTGTTCGTTCTTGTCCACGGAGTCCGATTAAATCTTCGGTTTGAGTAAATCCCATTTCTGCCCAGTCACCAACAGTAGTCATACCATCATTAGAGACAAAACCGTCAGCAACTCCGGCTGCTATTATCTCTGCTGCGGCGTGACCAAACCTTTCTTTTTTAGATAAAGGTACATTAGCCAAGCCTTTTTTAACACGATTAGCTTTTAAAAAAGCTCCTGCACCTTTTGCGGCAAGCCCACCAGGTAGAACAAACTGTGTAACAATCTCTGCACCTTTACCCATGATACCCTCTGGGTCTAAACCAAGGGAATCTCTAATTGCCTCAGAACCTTCCGTGATAGCGTCACCGTATTCTGTGCCTAGAAAGTAATCTGGTGCGAGGGCTATTGTAGTCCCTGCTCCTTCAATCCCTTTAATAAAACCAGAGCCTACACCTTCCCCTGTTTCTCTAAGACCAGAGCCAAGACGCTCACCAAAAGTATCAACGCCATCATCAAACCCGATGATGTTGTCAGCAATTGCATAGCCAGTCCTGCCTATTGCTCCTGTGACCGCGTCCACAAAACCTATACCTGTGTCCCCGATAAGCGTATCGCCGCGATCTGAGAGTCCTTTGATGTTAAAGGTTCTTTCAGAGTCTGAATCAGAAGAAGCATCTGGAAGAGACATAAAGGGATTGTCTGATTCCGTAGATGCGGGAGCGTCTGGCAAGGACATAAAAGGATTTTCAGCCATTATAATGCTCCTGCGGGAAGACCTCGTTTTATTGCTTCAGCTTCCACTGCTTTACGATCTTTTCCGGCAGCAAGTGCCTCTTGCGCTTGAGTTAGAATAGTCTGTTGTTCGGCTGTTAACTCTACCTTGGGTGCACCACCACCTGTTCTATTGTACAAAGGATCAAGAACTTTTTGAGCTTCGACCATTGCTTCCTCAACACTAATTCCAGGGTCATTAGACATAATACTTTGAACCATTTTTGGCAGGGCTTCACCGTAACGTGGCATGGGTTCAAACCCGCTACCACCACCCGATGCCGCCGCAGCCCTAGCCGCCGCTGTCTGTTTGTAATTGTTTAGACCAAGGAGCACGGCTTGTTGTAGCTTCTGCCCAGATAGGCTTGGATCAGATGTCAGGACTCTGAAGATTGCGTCGTCGATCTCTCCAACATTGTCGGTATCAATGCCAAGAACAGATTGTGCAAAATCTATTTTGCTTTCATCAGTGGGAGGAAGTTCCGCCGCGACCATTACAGCATCAGAAACTTTCTTAGGGTCGTTAGTTGCTGCTTGGGCAGATGCAACTATTTCTCTTTTCTTCACAGACTCTTTTTCCGCTTTTTCTGCGGACCCAAACTTATTAACCAACATGTTAAAGAGTCCCGTTCCTATCCCTTCAACGGTAGAAACAAAAGCACTGGCAGGGTTCCGAATGTCTACTGGTCCTGCCTCCTCAAACCCCATAGGAGTGCTTGGAGAAGCAGGTCGTGGAACTGTTGGAACAGCCGGAGCCTGTTGTTGTTGTGGCTGTTGTGGCTGCTGTTGCATCATCGGAGCAACGGTAGTTTGCACTGGAACTTGTGGCAATGCTGCTTGAACCATGGGCATTGTAGCCTGTGGTGGGACCATTGGTCTTGACATCATAGGTGGTGGAGCCATGGCCCGAGGTGCAGTGGCCTGCATTAGTTCTGAAGACGACGCTAGAATCCCACTTGGGCCGCGCTTGATGCCACCCATCCGTTCTAGTTTATCTCTAGCACTTCTTTGAGAAGCTCCAAACAACGCTGCGTTATGTATCCCTTGCATTTTATGCCCCGCTTACATTTTTTAAACTACCAAGACCACCAAAGATATTTGAGCCACCCGCTATATTTGCGTTCTGTAGAATATTAGTTAAAGGACTGGCTTTAGGTGTCGCCGCCGCCGCAAGAGCGGTAGAAGAGGCAGGTAAACCTGACAAAATATCACGCATGTAAGAGAATCGAGCAAACGGTTCATACGCTTCTTCTAACTGACTTGCCCGTTGAACATCATACTCACTCTGCAACTGACGTTGTTCCAACTGACCAGTGTTAAACAGCGCGTTTACATCTTGGAATCCAAGGTTCTGTGCAGCCTCTCCGAGTGCCCCGATTCCTGTACCCAGTCCTTGGAACAACTGACCCGCTTGAATCCCACGTTTTTGTTGATTTTCAAAAGCAGACTGAGCTTGTTCTTGTGCCGCAGTATACGCCGCTGACTTTAATTGCGCGGTAAGTTTACCTTCTTCCGCTGCGGATCGACCTATTGCTTCACCTTCAATCAAATCACGACGGCGACCAAACGCACCCATGGATCCGGCTTCTGCACCTATCCTACGACGCTCACGCTCCAACGCTTCTTGGATATCTAACTGGGCAGCATCAACTACGTCATCAACAAAGGGGTCAAAGAAGTCTTTGTATCCGCCCTCACGTACTACGTTTCCTTCTGCATCTTTACGAGCAACTTGAGACACTTGTCCCGTATTAGGATCCGTTACGGTGTCATATACAATCTGACCACTAGGGTCGTAACGTGCAGTTCCTGCCGTGCCTGCAAGGTCCGTGCCTGACTGAAAAGTCTGAAGTGCCTCATCTAAATAAGGCTGATAGGCATCCATCATACCTTCGTAGACAACTTCTCCTGTCACAGGATCGGTGTATCCAGTCATACGACGGAGGGCATCAACCTGTGCGTCTGTAAAACCAATGACATCAGGAACAGCTACGCCACCTTCTGTGGCAAAGATAGCCTCTCCGTATTGATCGGTAAGAGCAAGACTAGGATCTGTAGTAAAGCTGCCATCCGCACCTTCATAGAATTGTACTTTATTTCCCTCTGCATCAACAGCAGCCTGTGTTGGATCGAGGGTCGTTCCGCCCCCTTCCATCTGATAAACAGGTTGTCCATACAAAGGCGATTTGGCAGCGATACCTGTGATCGTGCCCGTTTCTTCGTCAACTTGATAGATGTTTGCTAGAAGATTTTTTAAGAACTCTTCCTGATACTCAGGAAGTAGCGTCATCTGTTTCTGGATGATTTCCTCCGTCATCAGGCTCTCCTCTCAAACTGATTCATCATCTGGTACATTTTAGCCGCTCCTTTATCTCTGTCGCCGCCGCCTGCACCTTTGACCGCATCTGCTGTCATAACAAACTCTCCGTCTGACAAGGCTGCTTCCTGAACTCTACCACCATTCTGATAGATCGCTGCGGGTATTGAGTCACTGGTTCCTGTACCTGGACCCTCAATGTATCCACCCATTGCCATTTGTCTCGGAGCGTAGTTTACAACAGGAGTACCGGGAGCCGCGACCCCACGGAAGTTTGGATTGCGCTCACCCGTTGCGTACTGACGCATCTCTAAGTCTGACATTATGTTTTCAAAACGTGGACGGCGTTGCTGATCGAGTTTTTCACGAATTATACCTTGAAGTAGGTTACCCATGATTCCGTCTTTCTGTCCTTCGCCTTGCGCTTGTTGTTGCGCCAATCCCATCATTATAGCTTGAGCAGCAGGATTAGCCCCACTGGATAAAGCTGCGAGTTGCATGGCTTGAGGACTGGTAACCGCGCCCATGATACCACGGCCTATGTTTCCGGCACTACCACCCGCACCACCTAAAGCATTGAGTGCGAGACCTGGTGCACCCATAGTTGCACCTTGAAAGAACGAACCAATACCAGATCGGAAAGCATCTTCTCCTGATTTGCCAGATAACAATGCACCACCGATACCACCGACAAGTGCGCCTACAGGCCCACCTGCAAGCATCCCAACAAGACTACCAAGAGATTCAAATAGATTTGATTTGTTGCTTTCTAATTCTGATTCTTCAGCCATCACGTCTCTCCTGAAATTGCTTCTGGGGCTGTTACACTAATACTCGTGCTGCGCTTTTCAGATCCTGTCCAAGACTGTCCACAATCAGGGCAATTCCCATCGGGGTAGCTTGCAATCTCTTCGGGCGTGTCAACTGCGTTATCGCAGTTTACACAATGCACTGTATCAGAACTTGTCGAAGGTTTCCACTTCGATCCGTCCCGCATTGTAATAATAGTATCACTCATGATGTTGTCACCGTTACTGTGCCCACTGCCCCTGTTCCGGTGGAACCACGAACATGTGGGGAATTAATTAAAACTATCTTAACAAAACCTGACTGTTGAAACAATGCCCCTGTTTCAAGCCCACTATCGTCTGTTTGTAGGTTGGTTAAAACAAGTTCAGTATTGCGCCCTTCACCAGGGTTTTGTTGCTGCGCTAAATATATTGCAAAAGAACGAACCAACTCTGCAAAGTATTGTTGGCTGTACTCCCCCGGAGGAACAGCGAAAAAAGGAAGAGTTAGATTTCGGGACATCAGCGCCTCCCGTCAGGTCGTATGTCCACTCTAGGGGAACCTAGTCGCCAAGTCACTCCGGCAGCGTCAGACTCAACACGAAAGGCAAAGCTGCGCCCACGTAATCGTACATGTGCATCCTGTGTAAACTGTTCCACAGGAACTGTAGCAGTCTTTGTCACTGTAGAATTGGTTGTTTGTAAATAGTTGCCACCAGGGAAATTCCTAGCCTTTAATGTCATAGTAGCCGTAGGATTGCCTGCGGTGGAATCTCTGAACGTAAGGTCTGGAATCAAGCGACGGATAAATGCAAAGTTATCCCCATCTCCTATGTCTATCTGACTAGATTCAATGTGCGCGGTGAGGGCACTTGCAGGGGTAGTCTCGCCGTTATCAAACCCGTTTTCGTGCCGATACAAATAGTTACCTGGACCCGCAGCCAAAGGAAACTCTCTAATGCCTTGATCGAGCCACACTGAACGGGTCAAGTTTCCATAGTACCAAAGCTGCTGCACATAATTATATACAACGTACCGATCATTTTCATCACTGCTTGCAGAAGGATAAAACCACCAGATCTCTCCAAACAATGTATTTACACCCGCAGTAACTTTTTCCGCTTGGGCTTCATTAAAATCAGAAAACACATAATCACGAACAGAACACTGAATACGTTGTACTGTACCTGCATAAGCATAGAACTCACGTTTGCCCATCCAAAATACGGTGTCTTCCACCGCAACCGCAGCCAGTGGACTTCGTATAGTAATGTTTTCAGAGATAAGGTTTGCACCGAAAGTAAACGGCGGTCCAAGAAACTGCAACGAATATAAACTTACATCTGTAAATACCAAGACCTCTTGACGAGTTTCTACGGCGGTAATAATCTCTGATCCAGAACCAAGACGTATGGCTCCTGCGTTATTAGTGGACGTTGCCGCCCAATCGGTCAAAGACTCTTGATCCGAGAACCGAATGAGCAATGGGTCTTGAGTGCCGATGCTATCTTCGCTGTCACACCCAAACGCAAGAACGTGGCGATCTCTATCAGACACAAGCACTTGCTTCGCAACAGTCGGAGTTTTATCTGCATTTGCTAGTCCAGATAATTCTACTGCTCGTGTGCCTACACCATTTGTTGCATCCCAATAATAAAGTCCACCGTCGCGTACATTTATTAGAAGATCTTCTCCAAAGTTATCGTGAGACCAAATGCGTAATAAATCGGTAAGAACCGTAATTGTAGCTGCTTCGCCCCAACCATTTCTTCCCCAAGTGCCTGCACCCCAACCGTTACCAAGAACAGTAGTGTTCAGACCTACGTTAATTTGATATGTGCCTACAACAGAGGAGCCACCGTTACCTGTATCAGAAGAATTTGCATTTACAGTCGTCGGAGTATAAACACCATCAACTGTGATGTTTTCTAAAACAGCAACTTCTCTTGCAAGAATGATGTAATTGTTGTCGTCTACAAGTCTATTTATCTGATACTCTTGATTCAAAACAGCGGCAGTAATATTACCACCCAAACTTGCTGCACCAGAAAAAGTAACAAAGTCGTTTTCTACTGCGCCGTGAGCAGTATCCGTTACCTGTATCTCGTTTGAACCATTCGTTGCGGTAAAAGTAACATCTCCCGCAGCAGTCGTTACACGAATAGGAGTAATGTCGTTATACCCACCACCCTGATTAATGTAATACTTAAACGCGGTTCCTACACCTAAAAACTCATCTAAGTTTAGACTGACCCAAGGATGTAAAGCACGGGCAGTGCCAAGGAATGAATTATCTGAATCTTTAATCCACCCTCCTATTTTTTCAGCATATCCAAAACGAAACCTAACTTTATCCATGTCAAACCAACCACCCTCGTTAGAATACGAGGTGGTTTCTTTGTTGATACCAGGTTTAAATTGGAGTTTTGTCAAAGGCACGATTTATTCTCCTAAATTAAAGACAGCTTACAATAAAAAGTGCCCTCAATCAATTACTCTGCTGGAACTTCCATATAATCAATAATACCATTTAATCTAGGTCGATCCCCTGTGTACTTTACAGAGTGTGGAAGTCTGTTGTTAATTTCTATAAAATCCCCTTCGTACATCTCAACCTTATCACCCGCGATCATAAAGTGCATGTTTTCATAATCGCCATCAATACACCAATGCAAACGGTGAGTGACTCCAAAATATGGATGCGTGTCACTGTGCACTCCTATATCTGAATTTGGAGCTAACTTAACAAAAATTGCTGTTGTACAAACAAACGGTTTATCTTCGTAATATTCCACAAAAGCCTGAGACAAAGGTTCTAATATCTTCATCAATGGATCTGTATGTTTAAATTGCTCACATTTAATGCTTGGATAATGACTGCGATCAGGAAAAATTGCACAAATCGTTGAGGTATCTTTATGTGACTCAAAGTTTTTTTGTCTAAAAGAAAATTCCTCCCAGTCTTCTTCTGGAAGACCAAACAAATATTCTTTAATTTCGGTGGGGTCAAAAGACCCAATTAAACGGCTTCTCGTAATAATATCCATGGAATCTCCTATATCCATTCTTGCCAAAAAGGCGGACACGTAGACCTCAAGTCCTCCGCCATAGAGCTTAATCTCCCTAAACTCGCTTTGGCCTCTCTTATTTTAGGTTCAATCGTGTGTAGAGTATCGAACATTCCGTAGTATCTATCAAGTTGTTTGTTTGCGTTTTCAATGTTGTTTAGTTGAGGATAATATTTATCTGCCCCAATAAAGTTACAAATCCTGTCAAGTTGTTTCTTTGGCTGACTACAAAGATTAGAATAATCTACAAAAAGCATATCTGAATGCCTGTTCTGCACTAATGCTGCCTCGTAAAGCGCACTGTAAGATCTTCCGATAGTTCCGTTAGCTGCCATCAAACATTGAGCAAAGTCCATTGTTCTAGGAAATGTATCTTTATTAACTACGTCATTATCGTACTTTGTCCATGTAATAGGTTCTTTTTCTCGTAATCGTAAAAAAGACGAAGCACATTCCACGGGATCTCGAACCAAACATACAATCTTATACTCCTCTAAAACTTGATCCCAAATGTCCAAGTAAAACAAGGCTTCCCGATTTTTATCAAAAACAAAAGATGAATCAGAGCCGTAATAGCCACAGATAGCAGATTTAAGAACAGGCAAACACTGAGACTGCTGACGGGTAGCTAAACTTTTAGCCTCTGTATAAAAAATACTTCTAAGGTTGTTTAGAATAGAAACGGTTAAAGAACCTTCTATGATCTTGAAATTAGGATTTTGAGAAAGCAATCCACAAAGTAAAGTTGATCCACTTCGGGGCAAACTAAAAAGTATTACAGGTTTTGTCATGAAGCGGAAACGAGAATGGAACCTATGTAAGATGAATCTACTGTTGTAGGACTATGCCAAGTAATAGAGGTATACGAGGAACTGTTTAAATAACTCTGTATATCCGACATTGTACGAACTTGAGTTTGTGTATACCAAGTTAACTCTGTATCTGAATCGGTAACTACTTGTGTTAACTCTGAAGAAGTTACGCCCCCTTCAATAATTGCAGTTGTTCCTAGTGAAGGTAGCTTGTTAATCAAATTGCTTTGCGTTGAACCAAGATGAATCATCCCTGCGCAAAACACGACATCAAAAGCTGCGCTCGTTGTGTAGTTCTCCCAAGAAGACTCCACCAACGTATATTGAGAATCTGTAAAATATGTAGCTAAATTAGATCTAGCAGCGGTTAAAGCATTGGCATCGGTGTCAATTCCTGTAACATGTGTCGCACCTTTGTCTAAAAGCCAACTCATCCATCGACCATTATTGCATCCTATATCCAACACTGTTTTGTTGTTTACAAGACTAGAAACAGCATTAAAATTTACTGCTCTCGGGTTTAAGGTATCAGGAGAAAATGTAACTCCTACACCTTGGTTAAACGCAGATCTATTATCAAAATAGTCGGTCATATAGGTTTACCTCATAATGTGCTAACTCTACTAAATCTTCAATTTTAGCCATTTCATTTAAAATCTCATGCGCTGTAAGTTCTACTTTTCGGATATAATCCGTGATTTTACCGCAAAAGTCTACAACTGTATCCTGATTCATCGGAACAATATTTCCATCCATATCAAACCATTCAAAATCTTCAGGTATATTATTATGACTAGCTCGTAACCCCAACAAAGACATGTATGATATGTGTCTGAAACGAAGATCAAACGTATGGTTGTTGTGTTTAAATCCCCTTAAAAAAACTATATCTTTCTGTTGATTTAAAGTATTCAAATGTACATCCATGACATCACCACGGGTATGCACATGAACAGTAAAGTCTTCTCTAGCAATAGGTCTACCAGAAGCGTGTAAAACAAAACGTGGTTGGTTTCGCACAGCTTTAAAAAAAGTGTGTTTATGTACACTAAAATCGTAAGGTTCTACACGAAGAACTCCAAGCTCCCACAAAAGATCATCACGAGTGTCTTTGTTTAAAACATGACCAAAAAAATCAATTTCTTCTGTATGATACTCTGCCGTAAAACAACCATCATTATACCGTACCCAACGGGCACGAACTGGCTCGGATCCGTTACTCTTTGTAGGGCCTCTCCAATGATCTGGAGCTAAATCATTTAACCATACATCTTCTTCTTCTAAAGGTGTATCCTTCATTTAAAATTAACTCCACTCTATTTTAGAGTATCCTATATTTTGGTTGTCTCCGACATCAGTGTCGTAAAGACCTGTTGTTAAAGAGCCATTTCCAACATAACTATTACCTGAGTAGCCCCCTGTACTGGAACTGTTAGGGGCAGTTAACCCGCCTTTATCTCCGCCTCCTGAACCTCCTGAACTGTAATAACACGGTGCATTTCCATTATTGCTGCCATTGTTTAAGTTGTTGCTGACGTTGTTGTTACTTTCATCAGCATCTGTTCTTGCATTATATGTACCTGGATATGAAACATTTCGATCTGGACGCCCTACAGCCGCACCTCCGGCTCCCGCCGCATAAACTGCCAAGTTATTTGGATGAAACGCTACTGATGCACCCCCTCCAGGTTGCCCTGTAAATACTGCCTGATTCGCTTGTTTTGCTTTTGATCCAGAATAGTTTGCCCCATCTGATCCAGATGTCCATCCTAAGTTATCTGTGGAACTCGTCTCAACAGTTCTAAACGACAAGTTTGTGGGATCAACTCCTGACACCGTAACGCTTGAAGCATTACCTCTTTTAGTGCCGCTATAAGCATTAATTGCACCATTATTGTTAAACCATCTAAAATAGTTATTGTTGTAGTTTCCTGTGCCTCCAGATACTCCCGCTACAGTAACTGTCACAGTAGCATACCCCGCAGGTTGATACGATGCCGCAGCATTTTGCCCTTCTGGAGCAAACCAAGAACCAGGCTGCTCTTTGCCTCCTGATGTAAAACCAAAAGCTTTAGCGGGGGCTGCACCAAATGTACTAAGTAAAGGCATTTAGTTCTCCTTATGCAAATTGAGTTTGACTGGCTAAAACAGTAAACGTCGCGTCCGCTGTTTTTATTATCGTAAACGTATACACATCAAGACTACTTGCATTACCAGCGGTTGGCGCAGAACCACCTTGCCACTCAGGCGTAATCGTCGAACCATCTATTTGATAAGCATTTAGGTAATAAGCTGAACCACCTTGTTTCATTACAAGAGTACAAGTCATGCTTTGACCAACAGCCATAATACTATTTAAAGTTGTACCACTGTCTCCACGAAAGTTAATTGTACGATTTGCCGTTTGGTTTGCCGTGTAATTTTCAATCGCTTGAGTCGTTAAATCAAAGTTAATCGTACCAGTTGTAGAAGTCTGGGCTGTTACTTTTTCTTTAACTTCCTCAATGTCCAACGGGCCGTCTACAGTAACGCCGTCAGTGAGTGCAACGCCTGTTATGTCTACACCTGTTGCGCTTGTAGCTATCTTAGTTGCATTACTATGCAGTAATTCCGCCGCACCACTTTCAGTTGCTTTAATTAAATTTGCTGATCCGGCGGCATTTTGAATTAAAAGTTGAGTAGCTTGTATGGCTAATGGGCCAGTCCCTGCGTCTCTTATAATGCTTGCTGCGTCTGCTGTTGAATGAAATATTTGTAAATCTGAAGATGCGCCAAACAACGCTTTTTCATTATCAGGAAACAAAACATCGCCATTCGCATCAGCCGTAACAACCTTGGACGCTTCAACTGTACCCAACGTAGTAATATCGTTACGGTTTAATTCAGCTGCTGTCGCCGTCACACCAAGGTTTGTCAACGCTGTCGCTGCACTTGCCAAGTCTGACAAGTTGTTTGATGCTATTAGTGCGCCAAAGTTAGATGAAATGTCTATCACAGCGGCACCAGATCCGGCACCATCACAAAAGATCATCGCTGTTTTGCCATTCAATACACTTACGTTGGCACCAGAACCCTGTGAAAAAGTTGCAGTCTGACCAGAAGCATTTCTAACAACATACATTCTTTTCGCGTCATTAGGCGCAATCGTAATAGTATTTGTTCCAGAAGGAGAACCCCCTAGAT